TTGCTACTTCTGTTGCGCTCATACCTCCAGCCCCGGCTGCGAGCTTGGAAGGGTCGACTAAAGCTCCCGCCGTATCACCCACGCCTTGAAGTGCCGTGCCTAGACCGAAGCTCATGAGGCCACCCATCATGGCTTCTCCGAACTCATCTCCTTCAGCAAGACCGCCGAGTGCCGACCCGGCTCCCGCGCCTACGGGGCCAAAAAATGCGCCGCCGACAATACCGCCGAGAGTTGAAATCCAGTTATCTCTCATGCCTCTACCCATAGCAATATTCCTTTATTAAGTTGTGACCACAGTAACATTTCCAATGCCCGTGGTTCCCGTGTTTGGACCTACGTATATGTCTTGTGCCCGAACAATCTTTAATATGCCGCTACTTGAGAATACATCGCCAACTCTCAAATTACCACCATGTTCTTGCGTATTCGTTAGATTGATCTCCGCTATACTCTGCTGCCTCGTAGAGCTAAGAACGTCTATAGCATCTTCTAACGCGCTAACAAGTTCATCAACATACCGTTGCGTAGCATTTATATCATTCAATCTCGGTAGCCGTGGTATACTATTTGCTATAGAATTTGAATGACTCATCTTCTACCGTCCGGTCTAACTTCTATTCTAGGATTTCCCTGTCTCCAACGGACGCCTACGGTATTATTTTCTATACGGTAGGTATAACTCCGTCCGCGTAGTCTTATATACGCTTCTTTTGTGTACGCCTCTACGGGAGTTGTTGCACTTCTGGTTATCGCACTTGCGTCTCCCGTCCCCATTCCGCCGCCCGGAAAGTTTTTAGGCGTGAGAGTAATAGTAGCTGTAGGGCTTTCTATTTCTGATCCAACAAAAGTTACATCAGGTATAACTCTATTGATAAAGGTAAAGTGCCAGCCGTCGCCGGGTATCGGCTCAAATGTCGAACTTTCGATATACGAGTTAAGAGCGGTTACGGGGTTAGTAGACCCGTCATCCAGCCCATATTCATGGTTATATAGATAAAAATCAGTGCTAGCGGCGATAGGGTTGTCATTGTGATTTCTATCCACCCACGCTGTCCGGGCCATCGTGCCGCCATACCACACCTGTTGAGAGTAGTTGTACGTGACGTAGTCTGTTATCTCATCAGTAGTTGTGCAGTAGAACCAAGTTACCTCGCTGTCTCCTACATTAGATGACGCAAAGGTCTTATAGGTTTGCTGGTTATTGATGTTTATAAATACATCGTCCCGAAGGGTACACGGCAATGTTTTTGTAGCGCCGTCGTACATATAGAAATTATTACTACCCATCCAGTAAGTTACACCGTCCACTTCAATAGCAGACTTTGGACCCATTATACTTGTGTTAGACGAGATGAGCTTTGTGCCAAAGAAGAAAGGGGGCCCAACATAAGAGATTGAGTTCAGTGATGTATCCGTCCACACCAGTATATCGCGTTTGGAGGCTAAACCTGCTATTATTTGTGAACCAGTATTTAAACGAATGGAGCCAGCAGTATTGTTGGTATCTGGGGTCCACGTTGTCAAAGTCTCAGCATCCGCCCATCGTATTAATAACGGATCTTGCGTTCCTATATTATCATAGGGGTCACAGGCTAACGCCATTAAATGCCTACTCTCCGCCGCCACAACAACTGTTCTGCAAATAGTAGGCGTGGTATCCGCACCAGCAAGATCTTTTAGGTTTACGGCTCTATTAGAAAATCCGCCAGATCTGTCCCATTGGTATATGCCGCCGTTCCTGATATTGGCTATCAAATCTTCGCCAAAAGGAACTTGAGTCCACACTCTCAACTGAGCGGTTATGTCAGTACCCGCGTTGCTAGCTTCGACGCCCCAACCCTCGGCACCGTAAGTGTCTACACCCCAACCTGTTCCTATGACCGAAGTATCCAGACCTATACTTATTTGATAAGCAGCGGTTACGTTTGAGCCTCCCTCCGTACTGTCGGTCCCAGCAGCGCTCGCGGACATTGTTACTATATATGTATTAGCACTGGCCACGCTGTCGATGGCATACTCTTCATTCATTACTGCCGCTGAGATGTTTGCGTCTGAACTGGTAGCACCTGAAAAAGTTACAAAGTCCCCGGCTATAGCTCCGTGGGACGTGTCTGTCACAGTTACTGCCGCCGAACCGCCCACTATTGCAAAAGGATTAGCATTTATTACGGAAGACGCTCGTATAGGCGTGACATCAAAATACGTCTCGCCCGACTCTACGTATAGCTTTCTGCTAGTCCCTAAGCCTATCAAGTTAGCGCCGTCATTCGCCGTCCACTGTAGTAGAGATCTACAAAGCCCAACAAAAACAGTAGAAGAGTATTTAACCCAGCCGCCTATGCTTTCAGGATATCCTTCGCGAAAACGTATCTTATCGCTACTAGACCACCCCGTCGTGTTCTCGTAATCTGTACCCTCTTTATCAACACCGGGTTTGAACTTTAATTTAACTAAGGGCAAAGCTAATCCTCTTCTGTTCGAGCAGTCTCGCCTTGACAGCACTCCCCAACATTACACTTACAGTCAACACATTGATAGTGGCCATGTACATATACCTTGGGTTTATCACAACCGCATTGAGGGCATCTACCTTGTTCTTCCGTCATATCCACTATACCTTTGTCAACATTGTTCAACAAATAGTTATTTCTTAATAAACAGTTTTTCTTCTTCAGCGCGTCTTCGAACTAAACCCCGAAGAATTCTACCTCCGGCTCTACGCCACTTAGAAAATTCTTTTGAGGCACCATTAAAATCTTGTCTATTTAGTTTCATTCGTATTGTACTTCTTCTAAAGTTCCCACTACCTATATTATATACTAAACAACACAAAGCAGAAAATTGATTAGCTGTTAACGGCGTCTTAACCATTCTTGCAACTGCGTTTTCAGTTGAGAGAAGCTCTCTTTTAAGGAGGTATTCCGCTTCGTCTTCGGTAATATCTCTATGACTGCGGCGCAGCCTAGCGTGATTAAGGTCCCAAATAGAACCAAAACCGATAGTAGGTATACCAACAGGGTCCAAATAGCAGCTAAGACTGCATCCTTCGTATTTCTTAATAATTGCAATACCTGCATCGTTACACCTCATTTTTTAAATTGTCGTCCACCAAACCAAAAAGCTAAAATGCTTGCCCAGAGCGCCATAATCTGTTCACTCCATGCTGCAACTAGAGCTTCTCCAGGGGCAACCCCGCTCTTTATTAGTAGGTAGTATGTGGCTATTTCTACTCCGACGAAGAGGGCCATAAATATATAAGTAATAATAGGGCGAACAGAAGCCCGAAGGCCGTTGACAAAAGCCCCACCATCAAGAGCAGCGTCATGCTCATGGACAGTCTCAACTTCTCTAATGTTTGCATCAATAGCTGTTTTATCAAGTTGTATCTCCGCTTGACGAGTCATAACCTCAAGTTCATGTGCCTTGTCTGACTTGTCTTGAAAATAGTCCATGACTTTTGGCAGAAAAGAACTACCAAAGCCAATTAAAGATCCTAAAAGTGTTAAAATTTAAGCCTCCTCTTTTCCGTTAATCTTATGATCTAACATTCTGTCATCACCAACAACACGTCTCAATTCGTGGTATATAATTCTGGACGATGGTATGTATTGCCAAGTTCTTCCATACTTCCCATTCCTCTCAAATATTGTCTCTCGTAATCCTATATGTATTATGGTGACCTTATCTCCGTCTAAAATACAAGTCTCCATTGGCTCAAAGCCTGGAGTAGTCTTCCATTTAATGGCAGATATTAAATCACTTGCCCAATCCTTTATGGCAAGGCCGACAAGAACAGTGACTACAAAAGCCACCCAAGTTAACCAGCCTTGAGGTATCTGAATCTCTGGCATTAGCTGCCTTTAACAACCAAACTTAAGAGCATGACAATGATGGCTCCAGTACTAGTCATCAAGATAACTTCAAGTCTCTTTAGTCTAGCATTAACTGCCGAGAACTGTAGTTCTATATTCTTATTACGTTCTGAACATATCTTTTCGTGAGCATCAAGGTCACCAGATAATTCTACCATTGTCTTTTTCATGAACAGCCAGCTCCTTGGCAACGGTTAATCCAAATAGTGTAGCCTATTCCAATCGCTAATAGCACTACACCAACAATCTTTAAAAACTCCAAGGCG